GAAGCGCCTTCGGCCTTAACCGGGGCTGCGCCAAAACCAGACAGCTTCACCTCTTCCTCGAACGAACGCTCAGAGGCATTCGTTTCGTAGATCATGGTGTGCTCATCTTCGTACTTGGCATACTCAAGCCCGAACAGCGCGTTAAGTCCGGGCAGCAACTCCTTGAGAGTTTGAGCGCGTGAAATTGCCATCTGTAATTACTCCTTATACGCCCGTGGTGTTGCTGTATTGATGGCCTGCATTGAACTTGCAGATGACATCCGTAAAGGAATCGCCAACAACGCTGTCTGGGCCAGAAACAAAATCAATAATCCGCAAAGGCAGCGTAGCGGTGGTTGCGCTCGAAGAGCTAATAGCGTTTTTGCTCTGACCAATCGAGTCCGAACCTGCGGTTTGAATAACCGCAGAGTTGTTGCCAAGAGCGGTCTGAGCAAGAGTCCCATTCGACTGAATTTGAAACAGAACGTCAGGGTCGTCAATAACATAACCGACCGCATCAGCCGCCACCGTACCGGTGGGCCAGCGCTGATTAAACGTCAACTGGCCGCTGGTCGGGTCCGTGTAAGCACAGCCCATGAAAATACCAACAGGCGTCATCGTCGAGGTGCCGGTGTCTTTTTCAATGGTGCCAGTCGAGACCAGCTTAACAAAGTCGCCGGTGTAGATGTTTGCCGCGTAACCACTAGCAATCTTGATGTGACGAACTTTACCGGTAAAAGATCCGTTCGCACTCAGAGTGCCAATCGGGCGTGCGCCATAAGGGGCAGCAGTAGCCGACATAGTTTTTTCCTCTGTATATGTTTAGTTGGGAATTAACCCCGTCCGAAACCAGTAGTGCGCGTTGTTCGCTCCGGATTAAGCAGGGGCATACGCGAGTCGCCCTCACGGAAGAAGCTACGATCAACGCCCTCGATCTGACGATTCGAGACCTGTTGATAATATTCCGACCGCTGCTCCATCTTTTCTTTCGGAGCCTTGCAAAGAAGCAGGCCGCCGACTTCAACATTGCCTTTAAACTGCGAATTGATGTCAGACATCACCTGAAGCTCAGGGACGTCTTCTGCCCGTACCGGCTCCCACCCTTCGCGGAATTGTCGGGATACGTTGGTATTGTCGGAACGGCCAAGCACAGATGTCCGAATCCAACGGAACACCCAGCCGTCTTTTGGCTCAGGGACTGGAAGCGAAGACTGAGGCATCCAGCTATCGCTCTGCCGAGAATCAGTTTCTCGGGTTACTCGAACGCCACGATCATCAGCCATTTCCACTCTCCTTGAGAAGTTGGCGAGCGTATTGCTCTGCCGTAAGTCCAAGCCGCTTTGCGAGGGATACCTGCGTTGCGGTCAATTGGATTTTTTGCGGTCTAGCGCCATTGCTCCTAGTAACAGGAGCGACTACAGAAGAAGCTCGGCCCCGACCGGTCTCTCTAGCATCTTCCTGAAAGTAATCCGGAAACCTCAGACGCATCGACTCGTCGATCTTTTTGAAGTACTCATCAGAGTTAACTTGCACGCCATCTTGCGTGATCAACCTGTGATGCACCCCATAAGCCATCGAGGTCATGTCAGGATGCTTCGGATCTTGGAACCAAGGATTCCGACCAGCCCAGTCGAGCGCCTTCTGATCTGGGCGTCTAACTTCGGGCGCGGGCTGAGGCGCAACAACCGGCTGGACCGGTCTGTTTTGGAGACTCTTCTCCATGCCATCAGCTTCTCGGAACTCGGTCTGCGCGGACAAAAGCTTTTCTTGTGCCGAGACAAGGCGCTCCGTGTCTCCTTGCTCATACGCCTCACGCCATTCTGCGCGAGCTTTCTCTAAAGCAAGGGCGGTTCGCTCTTTAATCTGGCTAACTAGAACGCTCTCTCCGCGTTTAATCAGGCTCTCGTATTCCTGATTTTTCTGCGCAAGTTGTTGCGCAATACGAACCGCTTCTTCGCGCATGCGCTCTGCGGATTCCCGCTGGCGGCGCTCTTCGTTGCGGTCGTATGTGAGTTTGTCGATGCGCTTCCTGACCTTGGCTCCATACTGAGCAAGCTCGGCTTCGTCTTCGTCACTAGAAGTCTCTTCCGCGCGAGGCGGCTTGCGATCTTCTTCTGGACGATCATCAACAATCTCTACTTCAAATTCTTCGGACTCAACCTCCGGCTGAGATCCGATTTGGGTTTTAACCCCGAAGAACCGGTCTTCCACGTCGCTCATGCTTTAACCACTCCCCGAGGATCTTCAACAACAGCTTCAACACTGTCGTCATTGATCAACCGAAACTCCTTGCCATGAATCTTGAAACGAGTCCCAGAGTAGGACCGCATCATGATCCAGTCGCCAAGCTTGCAGTAAGGGCCAGAAGGAAACCTTTCAGCGGACTTGTAAGCATCCGGCCCCATCTTCAAGACGAAACCAACGATGCTTCCAATCTCTTCTTCATGAAGAGTTTTTGCCGCCTTTATGATTCCACCACCAGTCTTTTCTTCAGGCTCAGGAAGAGCAATTAGAAGTTTGTACCCAGTAGGTTCGGGAAGTTGACTTGCGACCTTTTGTTGTTCCATGTGAAACCTTTGCACCCGGTAACGCCGGGAGTCGTTGCGTCGAAATGACGTTTAACTAGCACTGTTTAATCTTGTTCCAGAGCTTCCATCATGTCAAGAAGTTCTCTTTCAGCCATAGCCAAACCCTGAATTACTCCACAACATTTAGAGTAATCAGCGAAATCAGTACAGCCTCCAGTGGAAATATGATCACTCATGTTGTTCATGAGATCTCTTATGCGCTTGTGAATACTGTCTGAAAATGGATTAGGCATTTCTCATTTGATCCTTTGCGATATCAACGCCAAGCCTTGCGCCAGCAATCTGTGCTTCTGTTGATATCTTTGTTTTTTCCAGACCTTCTTTAGCGTTGTTTTCTGCAATCCTGACGCCAAGCTTCGCGCCTTCGATTTGAGCGTTGGTCGAGATCCTTGTTTTCTCGATGCTTTCAACAGAGGCGATGCGATCTTCTTCGAGCTTCTGACGCATCCGAGCCTGTTCCATCTGCGCTTGGATCTTGGCGAGTTCTGCTTCCGCTTTGGCGCGAACCTGCTCTTGCTGAATCTGGAGCTTTTGCATCTCCATTTGGATGACAGGGTCTTGAGCCATCTGCTGGTTCTGTTGCGCCTGCTCCTCAGCTTGGTTTTTACCGAGAAGCTGTTGTGCGGCAGGAGCGACAAGGCGAGAGATGCGAAGCTCAATATCTTCCGGAAGAGGTTCGTCTTGACCCGGAAGCTGGACGCCAAGCTGTTCCTCGATCTGTCGGCGATACTCAAACGCCACGTGCTCTGCAACGTGAGCCTCGAATGCCGCCATGATGGCTTGGGCCATGCCGCTCTTCTCAAGCATCCCTCGGATCTTGGGATCTTCAGAAAATGCCATGTGAGCAGCGATGTGAGCCTGATGATCCTGATAGATAAACGCCTTAACAGGCTTGATCGTAATCAGGTCCATGTTCTCAGAGACAGGGTCTCTCGGGCTCATCTCTTCCTTCAGGGGAACGATCTTGTCTGCATCCTTGATGCCAAGGACTTCAAGCATCTGCCTGTGAAGAGCAGGCATGTCGTACATGTTCGGGTTCGTACCAGCCAACTGGAGGGCAGCCTGATACTTCATGATCCGTTGAGCCATCGTCCCAGCGTTTGGATCAGAGACGGGGATGATGTCTACACGGTCATCAAAGTCGGAAGAAGTAAGCTCCTTCCCTTTGATTTCATAGGGATATTCGCCCGGCCCGAAGTCGCGAATCACGTTAGAAATGAGTTTAAACTCATGGCGCATAGACGCATGAAGCCTTGCCTGAACGGCAGACATCACCTTCATCGACTGCTCAAGAAGAGCTAGCGTGGTGCCAACAGGGGCTTCATTGTTCATGTCAGCCACCTTCACATCGGTCTGCGATGCGAAGCGACGGCCTTCATTAACGATGTCGCCCAGAAGCTGATACAGGACGCCAGACGGTTCCTTGTACGGAAGGAACGTGATGTTGTCTCTAAGCGCGCCAGAGGGGATGTCTACGTCCCTGAACTCTCCGGGCATGATGGGAGTGTTGTCTCCCTTAATCCGAAGGCCGCGAGTCTTTAGGCCGCCGGGAAGGTTAGACAGAGTTCCCGCATCAACAAGCTGACGAAGAATGCTAGTCGCAGACTTCGCGAGACCGCCCACGAGGTGTACGAGTCCGAACCCGTAGAAACCGAGTCCGGGCAGATACGGATAGTGGATAAAGTGCTGGCGACGCTCTCGGTTCTCGTCGTCTTCATACCAGTTCCTTCGGATAGAAAGGACCGTTCTGGACGACAGATCAATCGAGATCACGTAGGGCAGGGCGATGCCGTCCTTGTCCTCAAACCCCGGAAGATCGTAATCAACCATCATCTCAAGGATGGTTCGACGATCATCGATGTCGTAACCGCCACTGGACCCGGTGAGCTTGTTGTACTTGTCCTGAATGTTGCTCTCGAACGGCGATGCCGGAGGCAGATCGACATCCGAGTAGAAGCCAGACACCTGAAGCTTTCTGACTTCATTGGGCGTCTTCTTCATGACGTGAGTAGCGCGCTCGCAGGTGTTTAAATCTGTAGCGCCATACGAAACAACGAAGTCTTCCGCCGGAACGAAGATCGAGCAGGGCCGCCCAAGATTCTGGTCGAAGTAGACCTTCCTGAACGCAGAGCCCGCCAAAGGTAAGGAGAAGAGCATCTTCTCGGTCTCAGACCGATACTCGCTCATCTTTTCGGTCAGAAGGTAGTTCAGGTAAGACTGAACCCGAATCGATTGCTCTACCTTCTCCTTTGTCTCTTTCCCGACAATGTGGGTCTTTACAGGACCGGAAGCAGGGAAGATCTCTTGGATTGATTGAGCTTGGAAGCGAATAACCGCCTCTGAAAGCATCGGGTGGAATACGCCACAAGCGCCCGCCCAAGGAGTAGTTCTGTCCTCGATCTTCAACCCAAGAAGATCCAGACCTTTGACGTAGGTCTCTTCCCAGTCTGAACGGCTTTCCTTGTCTGCGTTGTAAAGGCCTACAAGTTCACTCGCGATCTTGGTGAGATCGTCATCGCCGATCAGGTTGGCAAGGTTGGCGTCGTGTTCTTCAGGGGCCGCCGTCTGGTTTGAAAAATCAAAGATGATGCCGCCGTCTTCGGTCTCGATAGAAACCGCGTCCGGGTTGATGATCTCGATTTCGAGAGGAGACTCATCGTCAATCTCTCCATCGATAGGCATGAGACCCCTGTCGATTGCCATAATTATCCCTTGTAGTTAGCGCCCTTGATTGCCGCGCCTTTGCCGCGACACGTCATGCCGCCACTAGCCATCTTCTTGGCGGCCTTGGCTTCCGGCTTTTCGCCCTTTTTCTTTTTGCATTCCATGTTGAAGTCTCCTTGTGACCGTTTGGTCAGTAATACTCTGCTTTGCGTTGATAAAACGGCTCATCTTCCTCGTCTGTATGAAGAGGGATGAAGCCGCCCATCCTGAAACGAATCAATGCCTGAGTGCCAGAGTCAACCAAGTCATCATGTTCTCCGGCGGGAAAAGAAGCAAATTCCTCAACAACCTCTTCCGCCCACCTCGTCTCTGGCCGCCATACTCTTCCAGAGCTAAACAGGTCTGAAATTGAGTTTACACGAGCAATCTTGTCGTTGCCTCGTGTTGGGGTGTACTCGGACACGGGGATGCCAATAGCCCTCATCTCAAAGATCAGGGGCATACCAGCAGCCTTTGCTTCAATGATACAAGCGTCAGGCTTCCAGTAATCGTATAGCTCCTTCGCCCTTTTCTTTAGGACCGGGAACTCCATCCGCTCCTTCAAGGCATCAAGAAGGATTATGTTCGGGTGAAGGGCTCCAGTTTGGTCGGGGTGGTAGAAAACGCCCCAAGTGGTGCATGCGGAATAGTCGGCACGCTCATGCTTCATGAACGCCGTATCCCAAGACTGAATCAGGAACTGGCAATTGGGAGGCGATCTCTCTTCCCAGATGTTCCACCACTCCCTTTTTACTAGGGCTCCCTCTTCAGAGGTAGGGGATTGCTGGTACTGAGCCTGCCACTTTGGTGCGGGCAGCTCCTCTCGTAGGGCTTCAAGCTCTTTGAGAGGCCAGAACTCGGGCCAAAGAGGATTCCCTGACGGCATGATTGCAGGGAACTCAACAACCTCCCACTCATCAGTGTTATTCCTCTGCGCGGCAGCCTTGATGATCTGACCAGTGAGGTCTCTTTTCGACCATCTCGTCATAACAATGACTATAGACCCGCCGGGCTGAAGCCTTTGACGCGGGCCGGAGGTGTACCACTCATAAGCGTGGTCAAAAACAGAAGGATCAGCGCTCTGGCCCTCCTGTTCTGAGTGAGGATCGTCAATGATCAGAAGATCCGCACCCTTACCTGTGACAGCACCGCCAATACCGATAGCGAAATACTCGCCATTCCTGTTGGTAGACCATCTTCCAGCAGCTTTTGAGTCAGATCTCAGCGTAACTCCGGGGAAAATCTTCTTGTAGTCGTCCTGATCCACCAAGTTCCGCACCTTCCGGCCAAAACCAACGGCCAACTCAGCGGTATGGGAGGACTGAATGATCTTCTTTCCGGGGAATCGACCCAAAAACCAAGCAGGGAACAGATAAGAAGCGAATTCGCTCTTCGTATGGCGGGGAGCCATGTTGATGATCAGCCTTTTGATCTCCCCGGAGGCTACTTTCTCGAACTTCTCGGCCATGATCTTGTGATGACGGCCCGGAATGAAGTCAGGCCACATGGCATGAACGAAATCCATGAAGGATTCTCGGCACTGCTCCTTAAAAAGAGCGTCCTTGTACTCATCCAAGAGAGAAAGAATCTCTGATTGGCGGTCCAAGGGAAGGCTTGAGACCTTCTCCAGCAGCTCAGGCGTGATCTTCACGGGGAGATCCTGCTGTTTTCAAAAGACAATACTCCCCCAGCCACCATATTCACTAAAGTTT